ACTTCGACGGTGAACACCGCCATCGGTTGAGTCATGCTGTGGTTCCTCCTGCTTGACTGTTTCGGTTACGCGGTGTGCCAGGTCGCTACCGACGCAGCACCGAAGTTCCCGTTGACCGAAACGAGGCCGTCGATCGGCGCTTCGAACGACAGGTCGAAGAACGCCGTCGTGAAGAAGTAGATGCTGGCGTTGTTCAGCCGGTCCGGGTACAAGTACATCTTCCTGGCCGACGAGCTCCCGATGAGGTGATACAGGTTGGTGTCGTCGGCGTCCCACATGCCGGCGAACGAACCCTGCACGTCGGGCATCCCTGCGACGTAGCTCTTGTTCGTGTCGCCGAACGCGGTGGTCTCGTACCGTTCGGTTGACTGGTCCAACGACCAGTTGTTCTTCAGCGACACGGGCACGGCCGACCCGTTCGCCGCGGAGCTGGTGTCGATGTAGATGGCCGCGTTACGGCCAGCACGGGGCGTGGGCATTGTGCAGGTCCTTCCAGGACGGAGGGTTACAGGTTCAGCAGCGCGAGGATTCTTCGCGCGTGGTTCACGAACGTGCGGTCTGAGATCGCCGCTCGAGCTTGAGCGACCGCATCCACACACTCGTCTTCGTGGGACAACGCCCACCGAAGAACATGGCCGAACTCGTCAGGTTCGGTAAACGTCGGCAGTGACGGGAACAGCAGGTCGCCTTCCCCGCGGGGTTCACGCAGGAAGAACGTGCCGGTCGCTGCCAGTTCGATCTCTCGGGGGCCTACCGCCCACCCGGCCGCCAGGTGCGGTTCGTTCGCTTCGACATGCCCGAACCCTTGCCCGGCCCGGTACAGGTTCGCCGACACTCTCGACTGCTGGTAGAGCCTCACCGTGTCTTCGTTGTCGAAGCATTCTTCGATGTCGTGGACGACGAACCGGCGGAGCGGAGATCCGTCCGGCAAGCCTTTCCAATGGCCGGCGAGCGCTACGTCAAGTCCACCCCAGGTGACCCGGTCGAAGAACTGCTGACGGGACGGGTAGCCAGTCCCGACGAACCCGAAGTCGTACCGTTTATCGACCGTCGAGTCGGGTCGATGTACGTCCGGCCGGTACGAGTGCGGCACATAGTGCACTCGGTGGCCGGCTTGCCGGTACCGGTCCAGGTTCACCGGATCGTTGATTACGGTCAGGTCGGGGGCGGCCTGGGCGACCAACGTCTGCTGTTTGTCGTCCTCGTAGGGCGACTCGGTGAACAAGCAGACGGTCCGGTGAGGTCGCCGTTTCCACAGGTCCCATGTGAACTGGTTGACGAAGAAGCCGGACACGACGACGATCACGTCGGGCATCAGTTCGTAACACTTCGCTTCGAGACCCTTGTTGACGAGGCTGATCGCATCGTCGATCTCGAGCTGGGCTCCTTCCACGTTCAGGTTCGTGTAGAAGGCAAGCCGGTCGTTCAGGTTGAAGCCGCGAACCTGGTGGCCGAGCTCGGCGAACGCCGACGCATACCCTTCGTACACGTCGGATACCGAGAAGTCGGGGCCAGGGTGGACGATCAGGATCTTCACAGCGACCGGTGCTCCCAGTCCCCGAACCGGTAGGTCCACGTCGGGATCGGTACGCACAAGAATCGGGCGCCGGCCTCGAGGGCTCGCAGCCACAGATCCCAGTCTTCGTGGCGGGTTCGGGTCGGGTTCGGGTCGTAGCCGCCGAGGTCGCGAAACAGGCTGGTGCGGATCGCCGCAGCGGACGGGATGTAGTTGTCGCGCCGGAGCCGGTCCGGGTCGAACGGCACCTGGAACTTGCGGGAGGCGATCGGCCCGTCGACTCGGCACCAGCTGTAAACGATGTCGGCCCGGCCGGTCAGGTACGGCTTCAGGTGCGCGAAATGGTCAGGTTCGAGCAGGTCGTCGTCGTCGAGACGGAACAGCCATTCGGACGTCACAGCGTCCACGAGGCCGTTCAGGACCTTCGCGGGACCTTCCCGGTCGTGGTCTACCCGGACGTGCCAGGCGGCCGGAGGGAGCGTCTGAAGGGCCACAGAGCGGGCACAGTCGGCGAGGAGCCGTCCCCGTTCCGGCAAGGTGGCCGTCACCACCTCGATCATGTGGCATAAACGTCGACGACGAGCTCGGCCGAGTAGTACCGAGTCGTGTCGCCCATCACCCCGTAGTTCCGCATTTCGGTGACGGAGGCGCTGACGGCAGCGCCGCCGAGCGTCGGGTTCGCTTCGATCTTCGCTGGGATCGACGTGCTGCCCGAGTCGGCGCAGAATCCGTCGAGTTCGGCCTGCCCGGCTTGGGTATTCACCGACGCGGTCAACACCTGGATCGTCATGCGGACGTTCGCTTCGCCGGAGAATGCTTGCCCGTACTGGACGGTGTCCGGGTAGATCACCGCACACGGCACCTGCGGGCTGTCCGGCACCGACGTGTACACCCTGAGTGTCGTGATCGACGACAACGCGTTCGCGATGCCGGTGCGAATGTCGGCGACGTTCATCCGACGAAGAACATGTTTCCGGCGACGAACGGTCGCAGCATTTCCATCACGGCCGGGTCTTCGCGCAGGCGGGCAGGACCCCAGCCGTCCAGGCCGACATACCCGCCGGCCAGGCTTTCGGGCCGCTTGTACAGGTCTTTAGCGATCAGCAACGTCGCCATGGCGACAGCGTCGGGAACGTCAGCCCATCCCCACTTGGCGGTGACCTTCACGGCTTTCCGACCTGACGAGGCAGTGAACCACAACGTCGACAGGGCGTGCAGGCCGGTGTACGGCCACGGCAACGCACCGACGAGACCGTTGACGGGCAGCACCTCGAAGTCGGTGTCGATCGTCCACGTCTGGTCGTAGACGCCGTCGTCGCCTGTGTCGACCTGAACGATCAGCCCGGTCGTAGACCAGAAGTCGTCGACTTCGACCAGCACCTCGTTGACTCGGTCGTAGTAGCGGGCCGTGGCGTTCGCGTCCTTGTAGAACCGGCGGCCACACAGAGCGTCGACTCGGCGAGACGCCGTCTGGATCGCCGTTTCGATCGTCGACTGCTGAACCGACGACGAGTCGCCGATCGCAGCCCGGAACTGCGCTTCGGTGACATAGCCGTTAGTGATTGCCACGTCAGCTCCTCAGGAGGTTGTTGGCGAAAGGCCCCACCAGCCGTCCCGACGCACCGGTCCGTGTCGCCCAAACGGCGCACTGTCCTTTTGTGCGTCTCGCCAGATCGCCACGATCAGTTGCGAAACCCGATCAGATCTTGCTGGTCTTGCCAGGTCCGTTCGGTCAGGAAGATCCCGCCCTTGTCGTGCGACGTCTTGATCGCCGTGTTCACGAAGATCGGACAGTCGACACCGGCAACCCGAATGCAGAAACTGAGGTCTTCGCCGAACGGGTCGGGCCGTTTCGGATGTTGGATCGGCGTGAACCACACCGGCCCGAACTTCTCTCGGATCTTCTCGAGCACCGACCGGTGCACGACGAAGAACGCTGCGCCGGTCGCAGCCGACTCGACGAGAGCGTCCTGCGGATAGTCGGGCACGACCTGGAAGCCGACTTCGTCGTCGAGCTCGACCCACCGGTAGATCGTCGGGAACATCCGGTAATGGTCGGCTTGTAACTCCCAGTCGGTGTCGTCGCCTTTCTTCAGGCCGAAGCACAAGCCGCCGACCATCGGTCGGCTGGCCGGATCGGCCGACAGGAGCAGACCGGCGATCGCGTCGTGGGCGAAACCCATGTCGCTGTCGCAGAACACAAGCCAGTCGGACTCGTGCCGGAGGAAGTCGGCGACGACTTCGTTGCGGCCTTTGACGATGTTGCCCGACCCGACTTTCTGGGCGATGACATGCGGGGCGGTGCCGGTCCGGCCGATCTCGAAGACCATCATGCGGGCCATCGAGAATGCGAACGCCGAACTGACTTCGCCCGGATGGATGTAGGCGAACGTGGCCGGATGCCGTTTCGGGCTGCCTTGCCGCCGTTGTGTTTTGCGGCTCACGCCGTGCGGGCCCGCACGTTCCGACGTTCACCCGGCGTCGAGGATGCTTCCTCGATGTCGGATTCGAACGCCCACGGGTAGGCGACGACGATCGGGTCGTCGTGCGCGTATGCCTGGCCGGGCTTCAGGGTGATCCGGGCATTGTTGGCTTCGGGATGTTCGACCGAGACGGGACCGCCTTCGGCACGAACTCGAACTGTTGCCATCTGTTTCCTCCTGGGTGGGGTGCGGTGGCCGGCCTGCAAGCAGGAGGACGAGCAGGCCGACCACCGCGTCATGTTCGGCCGTCAGGCCGAAAGTTCGGCTACGCCGAGGTCCGGTCCTGGAGGAGCCGGAATGCCGTGTCCACGAGGGAGTCGGCACCGTTCCGCCAGTGCATGAGCCAGCCGCTCCGTCCATCCGGCAGGTTGTTCGAGGTGTTGAACAGGTGCGGGATGTACTCGACGGACACCGACCCGGGCTTGTCCACGATCAGGTAGTTCGAGAAGTCGCCGAAGACGATCTCGTTGTCCTTGACCGTGGTGGTCTGGGTGGTGGGCATGTCGTCGGACTCGACGACCGGACGGCCGAGCAGCGTGCCCGCGGTGCCCTCACGGAGGTCACCGGAGAACGAGGCCGACACGGCGGTGCCGAGGTCCTTGATCGCCAGGCTGTACTTCGGGTTCATCAGCCAGGTGCCGTTCGCACGGAACCTCACCGGGACATTGAAGTAGCAGGTATCGAGGTCAACCAACCCGATGGTCGCGGCCGTCGTGCTGGTGATCTCCGTGTTCGTGTTGGAGTCCAGTGCGGTCACGATGCCGGTCGGCTGCGACGAGCCGGAACCGGTCGCGTGCGCCGCACCCTCGAGCCGGTCCTTCGCGTCGGCGAACATGCGAAGCACGTCGGCCTGAAGGCCCACGATGTCCTCGAACGCCTCGGTCGAAACCTGCACGAACGCCTGCGCCTTGTAGAGCGGCACCGACACCTGAGCGAACGACGGGCTGTCGTCCGACACCTCGGCGAGCTCCGCATCCCACGACGCCGTAACGCCCGCGGACGTGACACCGTTCCAGACGTTGCCGCTGGTGAGGGTCACGACCCGGCTGATCGCACGGATCGAGTTGCTGGTCCCCGAGTTCGTCAGGATGACGGTCGGGTCCAGGAACGTCGGGACGAGCGCACCGCCCTGCGTGTTCGTACCGACGGCGATCGCTGCGCGCTCCTCGTCGGTCATGAACATGCCACGGCCGGTGATCATCTTGTGGAACGCCGACGCGTACACGTCGGTCGACCGGATCACCAGGTTCCGCACCCACTCGCGGTCGCCGCCGTGCCGCTTCGCGAGCATACGAACCTGCTCGGTCTGCGACTCGCCGACCTGCCGCTCCACCGCACGGGTCAGAGCGTCAGCGAGCTGCGTGCGCGAAGCCGACCGGTCCTCGATCACGTCGGTCGGCTCAGGCGACCGGATGATCTGCGGGCCCGCCGAAGCCGGAGCCTCGACGTGGGTCGGGAGCTGCGAAAGCCGGGCGATCTCGGCGTGACGCTCGGCGAGAGCGACGAGCCGGGCACGCTCGGCGATGCCGGCGTCGAACGCGTCCTGCTCGGAAGCGTCGCCACGCTCGGCGATGTCGTGGAGGCAGGCGTCGAGGTACTCGACGGAGCTGCGAATCTCCTCGGGGTTCATACGGATCACCTTTCGGTGTGAAGTGCCAGCAGCCGCTGGCGAACAATGGTCAGGTTCGGACCGGAGTGCTCACGCGGCTCCTGGTCGGGGGTGACGGCGTCGTCACCTGCGGGCACCCCATCGGTGCTCTGATCCATCGCAGGTTCCGAGGTGTCAACATCACGAACACCGACCGTGGTCGCCGCGTAGGCGGGGAACACGACCGGGCCGAGCTCGTACAGCTTCACTTCCTGAATGTTCCGTTGGGCGAGACGACGACCCTGCGGGGCCGTCCAATCGTCACGCACCACCGAGAACCGGAAGCTCATGCCGTCGATCGCGCCAGATGCGATGGCTTCACGCACCGGCTCGTAGAACTGTCCAGCGTGAAGACGAGCCCGGACGAACAGGCCGCGACCGTCTTCACGCAACGTGTCGATCTTGCCGATCGGCAGGCTGCCGATCATCGGATGCTTGCCGTGATCGAACTGCAGGACCGGACGGCCGTCCCGCAACGTCTTCTTGAACGCGCCCGCAGCGATCGTTTCCAGGAAGTTGCCTTCGTGGTTGTTGATCTCGGTCGGCGAATCGAAGACGGCTGCGTACCCTTCGAGGGTCAGGCCGTCGCCGCCGCTGTCACGCTCAAGTTCGAACTCGAACGGAGCGGAGCGGGTCAGGCCGTCGCGCAGAATGCCGGACGGTTCGACGCTGTTCTCATCCATGTCGATCTTCTCCAGAAGGTTGTTCGCCCAGGTACGGCCGGGATCTCCACCCCACAACGCCCAGGCGATACGGCCAGCAGACGGAAAACCGTCCTCGCCGGGCGACCAGCCCTGCCCTTGCTTGTCGACCTCGTGCCGTGCGAAATAGGACCGCATGCGCCGCAACGTGTCGGCAGACACGGCGACGCCGTTCTTCAGGTCACGAGCTCGAGCGACCCCGACGGCGGTTCCGCCCCGGCCGTACTCGGCTCGCCAATCCAGCCCGCGGGTCGCTTCGTCCCGCACACCCTGCGGTGGGGTCGTGTCGACCATCAGACGCTCGCAGGAGCGTCGCCGGTACCCGGCGGCTGCAACTGGACGGAGAACAGGCCGGTGTGCACCAGGGCTCGCAGATCTTCGTTCTCCACCGCGGTCGTGACTGCGTCAGCCTGGTAGCCGGCCCGGACGAGCGCCTCGACCGTCAACGCCTTCTTGTAGAAAATGTCGGCGGCGTCAGCCCGATCCTCACGGAAGAACGCGACCTGGCTGTCGTCGTACCAAAGGATCGAACCGCTGTTCGGCGGCGGCACCAACGTCTGCAAAGCAGCAGCAGCCGACCGGTACAGGGGCCGCATCGTCCCGTCAGCGAACCGGCGACGAGCCTGCCCGTAGTTCCCGGCGTTCAAGCTCGAGCCCGACATCGACTCTTTCAAGCCGACGATCACCGCAGGCACACCGGCCGCAGCAGCGATCCGCGTTTCGTCCCGGCCTTGCGTCTCACCGAAGTCCATCTGGGAGAAGTCACGGCCGACGACCGACACGTCAGCGCCCGGTGCCAGGTAGAGCGTCTTATAGGCCCGGCCGGTCCCGACGTGCTCCCGATCCATCTTCGACTTGAACGCGTCGAACTGTTCCTGCGTCATGATCTCCGCAGGGGTCTTTACGACCATGTTCGGCGTCGCCCCGTTACGGAAGAACGACTGCTTGTGATCGGTGGCCGCACTGTCCGACGCGATCTCCCGCAGCACCGGCGTCAGCCACGACATGCCCAGGTAGTCACGTTGCGGGTCCGGCAGCGGCGACCAGTGACACACCTGCTCGGGCAGGTAGGTGTAGTTCCGGCGGCCGGGGAAGATCCCGTCCGGCCAGTACGAATAGCCGGCGATGTCCGAGTAACGGGCGTCGGCCGGGTTCTCGTTCAAGACCAGCAGCATCTTGTCCGGGTGGCGGCGGTACAGCCGGTTCCCTTCCCGCACCCAGTACGAGTTGCCGGCCAGGTCGACGTCCTGAATCATCCGGGCGGCGAGCTCGCCGGTCGTGCCGTTCGGCCACGGCCGCCCAAGAATGTCCAACGTCGGATCGCCGAACATCCGGCCGATCTTCCCGTTCTCCAGGTTCGCATACCGGAACCGGATCTCGGCGAACACCGACTGACGGACCGCCATGCAGGCGAACACGATCCCGTTCGTCTTGTACACCGAAGCCGCATACGACTCCAGCGACGCCGACGGCATCTCCGCATTCGCGAGCGGAGGCATCGAGCCGTACCCGACCGGGAAGATCCCGCCGCCGCCAGCGATCGACTTCCACTCCAACACGTCCGATAGGGACATGCGCTCGGCGTCGCTACTGGCGGTGCCGCGCCGCCTTTCTCGCAATGTCGCCATCAGCGTCCTTTACGTCGACCAGGTCGTATGCCGCCCAGATACAGCCGGCCGCGATCGCCACGAATCCCATCCACCGCCACGGCGAAAGGAACCCTGCTGTCGCGCCAGCCGCCACCCCGACGGCGAACAGGCTGTACACCTTCTTCACGCCCACGCTCCGAACCATTCTCGGGTCGGGCCTTGCTGCACTCGACTGACCGCCCGGTCGTGAGCGAAGATCGCGCAGATCGCCAAGTCGATGTGACGGCGACTGCTCTTGCTCTCCTTCACCGGACGGATCCCTCGAGCATCCTTCTTGAGCACCATGTTTTCGACGTGGCGGGCCAAGACCGGGTTGCCGTCATGAGTGAGGCGCTTCTCAAGGACGGCTTCCGACCACTTCTGGTAGCCGGGAACGACTCTCGGCAACGTCATGGGGAACTCGACGATCGGGAGCCGTTCGGCCTCAAGCACCTGCATCGACCGCTGCCACCGGTACGGGTCACACGCGACCTCGACGACTTGCCAGTCCTTGCACACCTGCCGGATGCGATCCTCGACCTCGAGGATCGGAACACGCCACTCGGCGTCGTCCATGTTCTCCCAGCAGCCCACAACGAACAGGTGCGGCTGTTCTTCGATCGTTGCGGCGACCAGGCCGGTGCTGTCCCCAGCCCACGACCCGTCGAAGAACACGACGACCGGCGTTTCCTTACCGACCGTCCGCTCCGTATCGACGCACGCATCCCACGCCCCGTAGGGCAGGGCCGACTCCTGGCCGGTCGTCCACACGTTCGTCCGTTTCGTGCGGAACTCGGACTCTGAGGTTCGCATCACCGTCGACTTGAAGTCAGCCAAGTCGACGATCGTGCCAAGCCCAGGGTTCGCCTCAGCCCACACCTTCGGGTCCCGATGGTCCGACTCGATGCCGAGCTGCGGTTCCCACCAGCAGAAAAAGAACGTCGGGTCGGCGATCTCTTTCTGCACCACCCGCCGGCCGTGCTGGTACATCGAATAGCAGAGCGAATCGGCTCCGAGGCTGTCGGTCCGCGACCCGGCTGTCGTGATGCCGAGCACCAGCGGTTCCTCGCGGGCACCGGACCCGAGGGTCATCACGTCCCACAGTTCGGCGTTCGGCTGAACGTGGACCTCATCGAAGATCACCGTGGTCGGCGACAAGCCTTCCTTGGTGAAAGCTTCGGAGGACAACACCCGGTAGATGCTGCCGGTACTGGGCACCTCGAGCACGTCCCGGTAGCAGGTGACATTGTCGGACAGCGTCTCGTCGAGTTCGACCATCCGCTTCGCCATGCCGAACACGATCCGGGCCTGCTCGCGATCCCCGGCGCACGAATAGACCTCGGCTCCCGCCGGGCCCATCAACAATCCGTGTAGGGCAATGCCAGCACCGAGCGCCGACTTGCCGTTCTTCCGGGGCATCCCGATCAGACCGGTGCGGAACCGACGTTTGCCATCCCTGGCCCGCCGGGCGTACAGCGCATCGAGCAGCTGCTTCTGCCAGTCGAGCAACACGATCGGAGATCCGGCTTTTCCGGCGATCGTGTCTTTCGTGATCCGGCAGAACGTGCCGATGAAATCGGCAACGTCGCCTCCGCCCGAGTTAGCGATCTCCGCTGCGGTCGGGACGGTTAGCCACCTTGGCGGCCATCTCTTGTTTGCGCGCCTGCCTGTCACGCATCTCCTCGAGCTTCGACACTCGCTTCACTTCGCCCAACGCCATCCGAGTTCGGGACGCCGGCGTGAACCCCAACTGGCCGAGCA